TACTAAATCCTGTTAGTGGTGGGCCCAAAACAGTAGTTCCTGAGATAGTCTTTTCAAATGCTCTGCCAGCTAAGTATGGCTTTGTTTCATCATATACTAGTACTGGTGCTTGATCTGTTAATCCAAATGATAGTGTTTTCATTCTTGAGGCATCCTTCTATAATTATTTAAAATGTTTTGTGTTGATAGCACAATTTCAGAGTATGTCTCCCCGCCGTCTTTACTCTCTAGTATACCAACAAGATTATTATCGTATGTGTTGCAAACTTGGAAGCTTGATCCCCAGAACGCATCCAAAGGAATTGTACTCTCGTCCACATCTATCCAGTCTCCACAAGCAATTTTTAGAGTAAAGTTCTTACACTCGTAAGTTTTCTCAGTTGCTAAATCTGGATCAAGATCGGAGTCAGGAATATCTGGTGGATATATATTATTGAAGATCATCTATACTCCATCCACTTGAGTCAATTCCCCAAGTGTATATGTTAAAGTTTTAGTGAAGGTAGCTGAATCGATAAATCTTGTTGTGACAACACTCGTCAATTCTCCCAGCGTATAGTTCAATACCTTTGTGTACATCTTTACAGTTTTCGAGGAGTCAGTCCATATATTTATGGATGTTAGATCGGGGCCAGTGTAGATCAGTTCCTTTGTGTATGTAGAGATTGCAATATCTCTAGCCATATCAAAACCTAGTGCGGCATATTGCGCTGCCGTCATTTTTCCACTGGCTGAAATACTAACGTCTGGGATTTCTGTTTTAGATTTAGTAAGAGTCCATAAATTAGCAGATACCTTTTCAAGAATTAAAGACTCATGTTGAGATGATGTTGAAAGCGACCCGCCTATAGAGTTAATCGTTACGCCGCTATCAGCTACACAAGTCAACGCTCCTGCACCCTCTTGTAATAAAGTAAACTTATCTCCGATTCTAATTGTGGGTGAAGTTGTATCAGAGGGTACTGTGATAGTTACAGCCGATGCGTTAGTAAACCTAGAAGTGTTGTTTGCATCTATTTTGTTTAGAGTTCTAGTAGTCCCTGTAACTGTTCCAACTAGATTAACAGAAGTAGGATTAAACCCAGTCTCCCACGCCCTAGTATACGCGGAAGTCATTATTCTATTTGTCCCAGTGATCCCGGTGATTACAAATAGTCCAGCTTCTTTCGCCCAAGTAGCACTATACCATTGGTTAGAGCTTTGAGGATTCGTTCCACTTGTCCATGCAATCCCATTGAATGAATAGGCTAATGATCCATTTGAACATAGAGCTATAAACATTCCTAGTTCTGCCGCCCATGTTACCGATCTCCAGGAACACGCTGGAATTGATCTGTCAGTCCATGTGATACCATCCGGTGATGTAGCACATCTGTTGGTTCCTGCAATACCGACAATACAAAATAAACCTAGTTCAGAACTCCATGCAATGCTTGACCATGATTTATCTGATACAGTTCTAGCAGTCCAGTTGATGCCATCTGGTGAGGTGTAAGCAGAACCATTCAATCGAATGGTGCAGAAAATACTTAGCTCTGGACTCCATGTAACAGAATAAAAGTTAGTGCTTGCGCCTGATACAGTTTGAGAAGTCCATGTTATTCCATCGGGGGATGTTGATACTCCCGTTCCACTTGTCGTACTAACTGCGCAGAATAATCCTAGCACCGGACTCCATGTAATATCATACCAAGACTCGGCAGCGATTGTTCTAAGTGTCCATGTCAGCCCGTCTGGTGAGGTCATGCATCTACTCGCACCATCGAATGAGATAGCACAAAAAATGCCGCGTTCTGCGCTCCATACAATTTTAGTCCACACGTTGTTGGCTGGAGCTGCAATATCTCTCCAGTTAAATCCGTCCTTAGATATAGAAATTCTATTTGTCCCACTCGCTGCGATAGCTACAAATAGATTTAATTGTGGGGAATAGGCAACGTCAAACCATTGGTTAGCTGTAGTGGTTCTTCCTGTAAATGTTCCAATGGCTTTTAGTGCTTCTGATCTAGGAGCAAATGCTTTTGTCTGTGCGCTAAATGAACCATCGGCACTAAGAAACTTTCTTTTTGTTTGACCATCTAACAATGCTGGGGCTGGTACATTGCCAGCGGTTCCTGGAGTAACTCCATCCTCTCCCACGAAGTTAGCATTCCAAAATGCTTTCTCCGCATCAGTAGCGAATCTATGGGTAGAGTCTTGAACAATATTTGTGGGGTCGGTTTGATCTAAGTTCTGTACGTTACTTAGTCCAACTTGCGTCTTAGTAACAGCGTGTGGATTTAAGAAGTCTAATTGATGGTTATCAATATCAGTTTGAACTACACCGATAGCAGTAGCCTGTGGGCCGCTCACGGGTTTCAATGAGTCTGCGGTATTGTCTACGTTTCCAAGCCCTACAAAAGTTTTATCAATCGTAGACCATTGAGTATTATAGTCTACTCCATCAATCTTAGTGAGTGCTTGATTGGCTGTTCCTCCAGTAGTTATTCCTCCTCCTGGGTCTCCTTTAGATGCTAGTAGTTGCCATTTAGTTGTATCGGTCGGAAGATTTCCAGTGGTGCTTACTAGTGCTGCATAGGAAGAGCCATTATATGAAACACTGTCTCCAGTGTTATACGTGGTTCCGTTGTCATAGGCTCCCGTAAAGTTCGGGCCTTCCAAGTTTAGAACTATAGGGTCTAGTAGTTTTACAATTTTAAAATCAGACATAGGTTAGTGTGCTCCTGTCATCCCAAATTTGATCGTGAAGAAGAGATGCATTTAATATTGTAATAGATGGGCCGCTTATTTCAATTTTCTTAATTAACCAAACTGGGCTTGATGTAGCTGAACTCCTTCTTGCCTGTCCAGTGTAAATTACTGAGGAGGATACTACATCAAATACCGATGACAATAAATTTTCATCTTGCTCGTCGTAAATTACTGAAAGTATGTCAGATGGGCTGTGGGATGCTGTATTATATTGTAGTTCTAATACACTTCCAGTTAAATCTGTGTACCCATAGCACTTTGATGCCATTGAGTAGATTATCTGAGATTTTGTTTCATTTATAACCGCGTATAGTTTTTTTAATTCAAATCCGTCCATCCCCGAGAAATCTAGGGTCTTTAGAGCGGGGTCAAATACAGGATTAAATTCTATAACTTTTTTCATATTGTTACCCAAAAATTAAAGCGTGGGCTATTGAGTCTCCACACGTGTCCTTGTTACTTAAATTGTTTCCCCCGACAGAATTATAAACATTCGTTCGGGGGAGTCTTACGGCATTAGTTGTGATTGTGGTGCCGTCAGAGAAATCAAAAACGAATTCAATCTCCCCTGATTTAATTTCCTCAATTCGGATGTCAACAACGTATGGGGCATCTATTCCATCCGCCCCATCCATTCCATCTCTACCTGCTATGGATAGTCCTCTAGGCCCGATGGGGCCGGGAATTCCTCTCAGCCCTTGTGGGCCTCTTTCTCCGTCTTTACCATTCTCTCCATTTGAACCTTGGCCTCCGCGCTGTCCTCGCGCTCCGCGACTCCCCTTTAGGGACAGACGTTCCTCAACCGTGAGATCACTGAATTGGAGCTTCAGCGAGGCCTTTTCTTGCTCTGACAATTGAGAGAAGTGTAGGCGTAGCTGATCTACTTCTTCTGCTGTGAAGTCAGAAAACTTTGGTTTAAGTGTGTTGAAAAAATCACGATGCTCTTCGAGATCAAATCCTTTTCCTTCTTTACCTTCACGACCTTCTCTTCCTCGGGGGCCGCGCAGTTGTTCGATCTCTTCGGATGTGAGGTCATGAAACCTTAATTTGAGGTCACTAGACATGGAAGAAACGAACTCACGACAAATTGTCGCTATGCTTTCTTTCTCTTCTTCAAAAGAAAAACTCTTCCCATCCTTACCATCACGGCCCTTGGCTCCACGAATTTGATCTTTTTGTTCTTCGGATAGTTTATCGAAAGTGAGCGCGTACTCTTCTGCTAATTTTCTAATAGATGGTTCGTATTCCTCGAAAGAAAAATCCTTGCCATCTTTTCCGTCTTTACCATCACGGCCTTTAGCACCACGGATTTGATCTTTTTGCTCGTCGGTAAGATTCTCAAATTTTAATTCAAACTCTTTTACCCAGTTGCGGATTGTTTCTGAGTGATCTTCAAATACGAAATCTTTTCCGTCTTTACCATCACGTCCTTTGATTCCTCTAATCTCTTCTTTTTGCTCTTCAGTAAGGCTGTCGAATGTGAGTGCAAATTCTTTTACCCATGAACGAATAGTTTCTGAGTGTTCCGAGAAATCGAAATCTTTTCCATCCCTACCTGGAGAACCTCTCTGTCCTCTGGCACCACGAAGCGGAGAAGATTCGGGCAGAGCCGCAAACCTTTCCTCCACTTTCTTAACTAGTAGTGCGATAAGGATTTCAGTTTTCACTATGCTCCTATTTTACTAGATATTCTAGCACTGCTTGTTGTACGGCCTCGTCTGCTGGTGTTTTCTTTGGCTCTGGGCTTGCCGGAGCTGCGTTTGGTTTTTTCTTTTGTTCGATCTCTGCATCAATAACCTCATTCATGCGAGAGACTGGTGTGAAGTTGTTGGTAGCAATGTAGTACTCGTCGCCTTCTTCGTATGCTGGCATTCCTTCAAGAGCGCGAATTTGGTTCGGAGTAATTGCTCCGACAGACATCATGTCTTTAAAGTACCCAGAACGAGCCTTCATATCTCCACGGAAAATTGCGTAGAGATTAATGTCGGAGTATCTGCCGCCGTAACGGTTGTTTAGAAGTTTAACATCTGCTTCCATCTCAAGGTTTGTTGCCCATGTATCAAGAGTGTCTGTTGCTACTTCTAAGTTGGCTTGCTCTACGTTTGAGAATGTTGCCGCTGTAACATCGAAAAGTTTTGTTGGTGGGATACCTAAGAAACGTGCAATTTCCAGAACTCCGAATTGACGAGACTGCAAGAACTGTAAAGTGTTTGCATCCACATTGATTGGCTCATACTTGGAGCCTTCTTCGAGAATAGATGTGGAGCCAGATTTCTTTCCACTCTGTTGTTCTGCCCAAGAATCTTTTAAGCGTTTGAATGCTTCATCAGAAAGTTTCCCTGGGTGATAGATAACTCCAGAAGGAATTCCTGAGTTGTGGAATAGTCCTGCTGCCATATTGTCCGCAGCAATTTGAATTCCAAGAACCTCGCGCCCGTAAGATACTACGCCTTGACCTATAATACCGTCTTTGGTGTGAAAGTTACGAAGATGAAAAATATCACGAGGATTAAAATAGATAGTGCCCTTTTCCGGGTCTCCGTAAGCATAGATAAGTTTTCCTTCCGGTGTTCTTAGAGCTTCCATTCTATTGGACTCAAGAGGCCAGAGTCCAACAGGTCTGCCTACGCCATCTCTTTCGATCTCTGCGTATGAGTTTCCTTTGATGATTGCTTGTTGAACCATCATAAGACGGAACATAAATGCATTCATCTCTGGGTTTGGAGATAGTCCCAAAAGATACGGGATGTTTCCGTCTGTTACGATCTCGTTGTCACTGTCTTTCACTTCCCAAGGTAGTTTTGCAATTTGGGTTGAGATGTAAATGAGGCCTCGGTTGAAAGCGGCAACTTGCATTGCCGTATCTTCCGTTACTGTGGTGCTTCCTCTGCTGTAGAAAGCGCTGCGAGAGCCAAAGATGTATTTACCCGGTGTTGTAACTCTCGCCCAAACTCTTTTGAATATGTTCATCTTTGGCTCCCGCTGCTAATTATTCTTCGTCTTGTTGGTTATCATCACTATCGCTTGGGTCTTCGATAGTGTCAACTGGATCACTTTCTGGTTCAATAGGTTCTTGCTTACTGCCAAGAGGTGAAGACTCAGAGTGTTGGTTTTCCACTACTACTGATGAATTGTCTTCAATCTTTGGGGAAGTAAGTTCCCCAGATACGATTTCTCCGCCTCGTTTAAGCCAGCGTTGAATCATGTCTGCGCCTTTTACTTCATAAACTTTACCCGCCTCGAAGTGGGCTTTTGTGAAGTCATTATAAAACTTGTCTTCACTGAATTTCATTTTAACTACTTGCGCATCATTATGCTCTTTTGCTTCTACAAGTGCTTTTGCTTTTGCAGCTTTATTTGCTTTTGCCATGTTGTCTTCCTTAATTGTTAGTGGGTTAAAATAGAATCGGGAGCCGTTATTGGCGGCTCCCGATTCAATGGGCGATTTAGTGCCGCTAGGATTTCTAAGCTAGGCTTAGACAGCCTCAGCGTATGCTGGCAATTCAGTACCGTTATGGCCGATAGCGATAACAGTTCCGATTTGCGCTCCGCCTGTATCAGCGATGTCGCAAGATACATAGCGTTGACCGTCAGTGAGGTTCTCTTGAAGAACTTCAAACACTACGATGCTTGCGCTGTCGCCAAGCAATGCGTGTAGGTCGTAAGTATCTTCAACAGAGCTTTGCTCAACTTTAGTGAACACTGTTGCTGCACCGATCTCGTGGAAGTATGGGTTAGACACTTCTAAGACTGATGGAGTACCAGCAGAAGCAACAGAGTGCTGCTTCAAGGCAATCGAGTGAGTAGTGGTAGTTGTACCAGCAGCTAAGATAACGATGAAAGACACGCGTTTGAATTTTTGCATGTCGATACGTCCGCCTGTGTTTGCTCCTGTGTTTAGGTCAACTGGTGCAATGATTGTTTTACCAATCACTTGCTCTAGTAAATATTGTTCTTTCATGATTTTTCTCCTTTTGAGAATTTTGTTTTTAGTTAAGTTGTTTTCGATAAAAGTTTAGTGGCCCGACTCAAGCTGAGTCAGGCCACTATTAAATTAGCGAGCTGCGAGCAATACGAACGCAGACATCTGGTAGTTACCAAACTCAGTAGTAACTGGAGATTGGAATGGACACTTACCATCAACGCGGAGACTGAAGCGGAAGCTTGTGATCTCTTTGTCGAAGTGCAAGTGGATAGAAGTTGCAGACTTCACACCAGACGCTTTGCGGATCATGTAGAAGTAGCTAAGATCAGCGAAGATGATGTCACCAACATCTCCGAGAGCTGGCATACCCGCCATGAGTGGCATCACCGGACGGCCCAAAAGGGTAGCGTATGGTGATTGGTTCATTTGTGAACCAGGAGTCAAGTAGATGTAAGCACCGTTAGGGTCTTGCATCTGACGAAGTTGCTCTTCAACCGCTGGGTTGATGTACCAAACTGCATTCGCACGAGCACTTGGGAACATGCGAGAGTACATTTTGATTACGTTTACAGCGTTTACTGTATCAGCAGATTGTCCGCCTTCAGCAGCAACAGTAACAGCAAAGCTAGAGTTGATGATACCGAGTGGTTTCCCAATACCGTTACCAGTCAAGATAGCTTTGTTGATTTGGTGCATGATTGCGTTTGGCGCAGAAGCCATGATGTAGGACTCAAGAGCCACAGCATCATCAAGCAACTCGTCAGTAGCTTTTACAAGAGCTGCAAGTTTATGCAATCTCCAAGAAGCTTGTTTGAAAGAAGCTTTGCTCTCAGTGATAGCAGAACCTTCTGCTGTCCAGTAAGCAGTTACACCACCGCTCCAAGGTTGATTTTCATCAACTGTAAGAGTGAGGTTGTTTCCGCCAACTTGAAGAGCAGTTGTCTTAGCCATGAGAGACTCATCGCCAGCCAATTTTTTCAAGATCGCGTTGCTGATTTCTTCAGGAACCAAGAAACCACCGTCTTCACCAACGGATTCTTTCATAGTTGCTGCGTTGAAACGCTTGTCAATTTCACCTGTTTGGCTTGCTTTTTTAACAGCCATCAAGAATGCGCCAGCATTCTCAAATCCGCCGTTTTTCTGAGTGCGCTCAGGAGCAGGAACTACTACGCCAGCAGCAGTAGTCTTACGACCACTTGGTGCTACAGCGCGAGCTTTCATTGATTCTACTTTTTCAGCAGTTTCAAGTTGCTTGTTAAGAGTATCAAACTCTGAACTTAAGCCTTCGATTTCTGATTGTTGTTCTTCTGTGAAACCTTCCGCGCCAGCTTGAATTCCTTCAATTGATGCAGCAATCTCAGCAAGACGTGCTCTGATTTGTTCGATTGTCATATTTCTCTCCTTCAAAGAGTTGTTTGTTTGTTTACTACCAAGCCGTTTGCCAGATGCGTTTATTTACGATCCAAGCGCGAACGAACCTTTTCCAATAAAGACTTTGCTTTCAACTTAGTCGCTTCAGTTTGGGAGAAATAAGCCTCCGGCTTTTTAGCGATCCAAGGTGACTTGATGGCACTAGCTGCAATAGCTACGGTGTCTTCTGACTGAGAATCAACAAAGCCTTTTGCAATAGCTTCGTCTGCTCCCAGCCAAGTTTCCTTTTCCAACATGGCACGAATTTCGTTCCTGTCGAGTTTTGTTTTCTTAGAGTAAATGCCAAGCATCTGCTCCTCGATGTCCATCAAACGGTTTACGGTGTTGTCGATCTCCATACGATTTCCCCATGCCATAGTCCAAGGCAAGTGAATCATGTAGAGAGCGCCTTCTCCGATAATAATTTCATCTCCCGCGAGCGCGATGATTGAAGCAATCGAAGCTGCGAGTCCGTCAATGTGAACAACTTTTTTAGCTTTGTGTTGTTTAAGACGATTGTAAATTGCGATCCCATCAAAAACATCTCCTCCTCCAGAATTAATACGTATGTTTAGTGTA